CAAAGATAATGCAGTCTTCAACTTCTCCCCTATGTTTTTTAAGATCATAAAGATACTCCCTTTTTATTTGTGCGTAAGTTGGTGGTATGTTTACATTCAAATAAGCCATGTTTTAATATTATCATCAAAGTCTCTATAGTCTATTGTTATTTCGTCACCTATCTTTATATTTTTTAAGGCAATGCCATCATCATTAACACTGGGATCTTCACTATGATTTAAATATTTTTCATTGTCTAAGCCTAACACCAAAATACCAGAACCTAGTTTTCTTTCGTACGCATGAGTATCTATTAATTTTGCTAAAGCTAAAGGCATTGATGGTAATTTATTTTTGTCAAATTCCATTTCAAATTCAGGTCTTTCTTCTTTTATTTTTCTTCCTTTATTTACATTTTCTTTTGAAAATACTCCTACTCCATGTATTTTACTTTTATCCAAATAAGTATCTATTAAAAACATTATTTTAAAACATGTCATCAGGTTCGTCGGATATATCGCCCCAGTTATCTCCTACCTCATAATCTACTTTGTTAGGTACTTTTAGTTCAACACAATTTTCCATAATTTCTTTTATTCTTGTAGCTTGCTCTGGAGACTCCACAGAAATATCTAACTCATCGTGCAATTGTATTAAAGGTGTTATACCTTCAGCTCTTAAATCAACCATAGTTTTCTTTGTCATATCAGCAGCTGATCCTTGTATTAATTTATTTAAAGCTTTGTATGTAAAAGCTCTTCTGATTCCTGGTCCGTGTTCCTTGATTGCATCTTCATGCTTCAATGGTTTGTGCACACCAAAATAGTTTGGTTCCCATAGATTAAATCTACATCTACGACCAAGCAAAGTTCTTATTTTACCAGAATCTTGTGCTCTGTTCATAACTTGTTGTATCAATTGTTTTACAAATGGAACTTTTTGATGATATTTATCTAACACTTTTTTCGCGTCTTCATCATTATAACCAAGTTGATTTGCTAACTTAGCTTTACCCATACCATAAAACAAACCAAGATTAATTGTTTTAGCTTCAGATCTATCTATGTCTGCTATTTCTGCAATAATTTGATGAAAGTCCGCTTCTTTTTTCATTTCTTGTTTATGATATTCACTTATATCATCCGGTATTACCTGATTATATTTTTCTGCAACAGAGGCTACTCCAAGGACTCCAGGCGTGCTTAGAGCAAAATGCACTACCAACCTAGGTTCTTGTTGAGAATAGTCAAAACAACCCCACTTATGGCCCTTCTCGGGCACAAATATAGACCTAACTCCATTACCTATATCTGTATAATTTGGAATTTGTTGTAGATTTGGATTAGAATAAGATAGTCTACCTGTTACGGTGCCTCCAAAGTCTCCTTTTAACTGATGTATATCAGAGTGTATTCTACCATTGTATACAAACTTTTTTAGAGAATCTACGAAAGTGTTTCTTAATTTGTCAGCTTCTCTAGCACTATTGATTGCTCTCAAAACAGGGTCTTTATGGTTTTTTAAATAATTTTTTGTAAAAGAAGGTTTACCTGTTTTAGCTGTTCTATCAAAATCATCTATGTTTCTAGCAATACATGCTTTTTCTATACTAGATGCGGCCCATACTTCAGGATAAAAACCTATCTCTTCATAAACTCTTTTCATATAAGCATCATAATTTTTTTGCAATGTAGATTCTACTTTTGCAATTTGATCCTCGTCTACCCTTACCCCTTTTAATTTCATATCTAGTAAACACGGAAATACTTGTTGTTCTAAATCTACAATTGCATGTAAATCTTGAGAGTTTATTTCTTTTTTAAATTCTTGCCACAAAGCTAAAGTTATTTCAGCGTCTTGTTCAGCATACTCACCTACATACATTGCAGGTAATTTGTACATTTCTGCTTTGGGATCAACACCCCATTCTTTTGCAGCTTCTTTTAATGCAGTTTCATTCTTACCCATACCAACATAATCATTTGCAACAGAATTTAAATCATATCTAAATCTATTTTCATCAACCAAAGATGCAACCACCATTGTATCAACCACTGTTCCGTAAACCGTGAGCCCTAGTCTATGTATCCAACACATATCATAAATAGCATTGTGAAATATTTTTAATGTATCTGTTTTCAAAACATCTGCAAACCAATCAAGAACTTGTTTTCTATTCATGTTAGGTCCCGCTTCATGAGCTATTGGATAATATCCAGCCCAATCTTTCACAGCGATAGCTATACCAACCACATCTCCTTCGTTTCTTGTTGATGAAGATCCTCTTGTTTTTAAATCAGGGTCTTTTGTTTCTAAGTCAATCGAGATCTCATCATACTTTGATAGGTCTGGAAAGTGATCAGGCTCTACCCAATCTGTATGTTGTTTAAACAGTGTTTTCATTATTTCCTTTTTGTTCAAAGATATATTTTTTCTCTATTAACTTATTTAGTTTTTCTTTATTACTAAATGCATATAAAGATGCTTCATATCCATGTGGAAATATTTCCCAACTAACTAGACTAGGATATATTTCTACTTTAAATTTATATTTACTTACTTTTATTTCTTTTGTTATTGGTTTACTTCTCATCTTTCAGTCTTTTTATTTCTAATTCACAATAGTGAATTATTTTTTCTAGGTCTTTTATCTTATCTTTCTCAATATATCTACAAACATATTTAACAACGTTTCCTTGAAAAAACGTAAGACCATTCTTTGAAATAAATTCGTAAGGTTGAATCGGAAAAAATTTATAATGAGATCCTCCGATTTGTTTGTCTTGAGGAAAAGCATCCTCTAACATATTACTGTCTGTCATTTGTTTACTCCTTTTCATTGTAAAAATTGTCTTGTTAATAATGGAAAAACATTTTTTTTGCTGTATTGATAAATTAATAAATGTTTTTTTGGTCTTGATGTTGCAACATAAGACACTCTGGTTTCTTCATCTTCTTGTTTTCGACTACCACTATTATAAGATTTTAAAGAGTTTGGACCCCAATTAGAATCTACAATAACTAAATCGGCCTCCATACCTTTCACAGAATGAATAGGTGCAATCTTTATATTACTTTCTAATTTAGGGTCTCTCTCCCAACAAGTTCTTAGATACTCATTTAAATGAATGTTATCTCTAAATAAAATACTATCTGTTTCAAATTTTAAAATTTCAAACCATTTTGATTTTATATCACCTTTAAAATAATATTTGTCTCTTATATCTTCAAAGCTTAAATACAGGTCTGGATCTTGTAGTTCTGGTGGCTGTGTGTCGCCATGCTCTAGAGCACCTTTTTTTCCATACTCTATTAAACCAGGTGCTAACTTCTTAACCATTTTTAAATATTGTTTTCCTTGTATAACTCCCCCTGATCTTAAAGTATCCCAAGCTTGTATTAATTCTTTTCTATCTTCTTGATCAAAAATAGTTCTAAAAGAAGTGCCTCTATCATGAGCATAATTTTTTTCTTTAAACACAAGACCATAATCTATGCAAAATTTTTTAAACCTGTGTGCAAGAGAGTTTGTTCTAGCGCACATTATTATATCTGAGCTTGAATTAATGTTGTTTCCTAAAATTTTTAATGAATCAATAAAACCAAAACTACCTTCTTTTTTTGGATCACATTCAAATTTTGTACCTAATCTGTTTTGTATTTCACCCTGTATCTTCATAACAACTTTATATATAGCAGGAGGCAGTCTATATGTTTTAGGTAAAGATCGTACACATTCTTTTTTACATGGCCATTTTTGAAATATTTTAGCGTCAGATCCTTTCCAACCATAAATAGATTGATCATCATCTCCTACAAGAACTAACTCTTCAGTATTTCTAGCTATCTTTGATATTACCTGCCATTCTAATTTAGATAAATCTTGTGCTTCATCTACTAGTACAAGTTTATATGGTTTGAATTCAATATTCTTTACTAAAGATTTTTCTAACATGTCATCAAAATCTATCATTTGATAGTGATCTTTAAATCTTGTAAAGTTTTTGTATACATAACTTATCTCAGGTCTTTTAAATCTAACTCTAGAATAACTAGGGTCTTCGTCATAAAAATGAAAAATTCTTTGTAGAGGATCTTTTACTATTTTATATTCACCATTAATTTTTATAGCTTTTTCAAAACCTAATGAGTGTTTTGCTAAACCAATAAGATTCATAATAGCTCCAAATTTTTTAT